TGGTTGTACAGGTACTATACTTACTCTAGGTTTAATTGATCGTGCTGTTTTTGCCATTCTTACCCTCTATTAAATCAAAGATTCTTTTAAATCTTCTTTGTTGTTCATAGAAGTATTGGGCACCTTTTGCTCTCATGTCCTTCATACTGTTGGGATTTCCACCAGCTAGGATTCCAGCACCTAATACTCCATCAGCTCTTGTTACAAACTCTCCGTCTGCTAATTGAGCTAACATTGTATCCTCGTCTTTATCTCCACTGCCTGATCCGTCTTCCACGTATCCTGAGGCTCTTACATAGTTGTTTGAATCATTTTCATCATGACTCACTTTGGATGGTAAGTAATTTATACCACCCTCATTAAATTTTTTTATCTCTGCTAAACCACCTTCTTTTAGAGTCATCTTATTCATGGCTATATTGCCTAATCTAAAATCGCCTTGATTTTTTGGATCTGCTTCAGGAATGTATATACTGTCGTATTCTTTTTCTTGTCCAGAAGTAGGATCAATATATCTAAATCCACCTCTTTGTTTTTGTAAATCTGCTACTCCTAGATTGTATCCTGGCATATAAACATCTTGTGGTTGTCTATCAAAAGCTCCACCTAAATATGATCCAACTGCTAATGCTGTTCCAGCTTTGAATGGATCTATTTCAAATGCTACATCTTTTGTAAGTTCACCCTCTTTAGTTCTCTTTCTTCTCATTAATAATTTTTGTAACATGGTTCTGTTATCAGCCGTTGGCACTTGACCTTCATTACCAACCAATCCTAATTGTGTTCCAGGATCATTTCCGAGCATTGGGAAATTACTTTGTCCTGTTGGAATTTGTGCTCCTGTATTCTGTGGCATGAAAGGTAGACCAGACATTCCAGGTAATTCTGAGAATGGTGTAAATGAAGATTGTGCTGCAGAAAAACCTGGTATACCTATGTTAGAGCCACCAGCTAATATTCCTTTACCACCGTAATATCCTGCGGTTGCACCTGTGACTGCTCCTAATATTCTGTTTAAACCAGAGGCTCCTGCATCCTTATTTCTCTTATATCCTTGATAACCACCATAGGCAGCCAAAGCATAAGGTAAGAATTGTAACATTATATTTATACTCCTTTTAGATCTAAATAAAGAATAATACCATTTTACTACTTTAATATCAACTCATCGTGAAAACGACCTTGATATTGATGTTCACCAACATGGACTATAGCATCATTAACATAGACATAACATTTGCCACCTAAATTAGTCCATAACTGACAGAAAGAAAAGTCCTCTCCCAAAAAGGTCTTTTTGACTGGATCATGTGTGGTATCAAAAAAGTTCCACATATTAGGTTTATCTATATATCGACCATTTATTATAGTCTTTTGCACTATTTTTTTATCAGGGTATTCTTTGATCATCTTTTCGATAACTGACCTTTTAATCAACATACACCCAGTTGGAGCATCTGTTACCTCCATAACTCCATGTTTGAGATCAATATTTCTAGCATCTGGAACTTTCATTGGATACGTATGTAAAGCTCTTCTAATATCATCAGGTGATTTTATTTTACCTTTATTCATTCTTTCAAACGCTTTTTCCCACATTAAAGTTTTTACTGGGTATGGAACTCCAATAATATCTTTATCTGCTTTTAACATAGAAAACACAGATTTTGCCTGAAAATAGATGTCAGAATCTATGAATAATAAATGGGTGCAATCAGAATCTAAAAAACTAGAAACACATAGATTTCTACCTTGGGTTACTAAGGATGATTTAATTAATGAAAAGCTTAAACCAATTTTCTTTTTAAAGCATTCTTGTTGAAATTCCAATAAAGCTTGTGTGTAATGTATAGACACATCACTATGAACGGGTGTACCGACCATAATTTTTTGTGAATAGTTTGTTTTTTCTTTTACAGTATTGTCTTGTTTTTTCCACAATGGTTTTATAGCTGCGCCAAAATCAGATTGCACCTCTACTTTTTGAATGGTTTGATAAGTATCTTCATTAACATATTTATCGTTTGGCATGCACAGCTCCTGTTAAAAAATTAGTCCACTCAGAACCTTTTCTATCCCAACTATAAAATTTTTTATAAAACTTTTGTTGCTCATCTAAATATTTTTGCATGTCCTCTTCATGTAAATATACTTTTGAAGCATCTATTGCATGAGCAAAGGACTCAGCTAAAAGTTCATGATTCTTAGTGTAGTTGACATACACAGGCCACTCTGAGCAAGTTTCTGGTAATGCACCAAAATTAGTAGTAATAACATGTATACCAGCAGCTAATGCTTCTAAAGCTGATACACAAAAAGTCTCTTCAAATATTGATGGATAAACAAATAAATCATATTGTGAAATATGCTCTTTAATATATTCGTGAGGTTTATAACCTATATAATTTACATTAGGTAATGATGATGCTTGTTCAAACAAAGGTTCAAAAGCTTTTTTATGACCCTCTGCAAACTCACTACCATAAACTTGACATGAACTGTAAACATCAAGTGTAATATCTTTGTTTCTTAACATTTGCATTGCAAGTAAAAGAACATTTAATCCTCTCCAAGGTGTGCAATGATGTATGATTTTAATTGGATCTCCTTTTTTATATATTTTTCTTTGAGGGAAATTATCCACACCGTTTTTTATTACAATACACTTATCCTCAGGTACTCGAAAAAAGTACCTAAACTTTTCATAATTCCAATGTGAGTTAAAAACATACCAATCGTACTCTCTGAATCTATCTTTATTAGAAAAAAATTCCTGCAAGTTGCCTTGATCATATGAATTTTTCTGCCAAAGTATATTTATTTTTTTTGGATCTAATGGAACTTTGCCTGGTATTGAGGTACATATTTGTACTTTATCTAATAGGTCTTTGGATACATGTTTTTCTAACAGTTCATGCTGTATCTCAGTTGCGCCTCTAGGTTTCATTATTTTTTTGTAAACGCTTCGATATTTACTCTTGTCACTTTTATTTCTAAGTCCTGTCTAAAATCATCTTTTGTAGTATCAGTATTTGGATCTGCTACATCAGCATCGAACTCTTCTTTACTAGCGTAAATTTTTCCAGTTCTTTTGTGTTTTATGATTTCTTTTGCTTCTGCAGGTATTCTAGGTAAATCACTCATAATTATCTTCCTTGTCTGTTGTATTTCTTATACATCCTTTTTTCATTTTTATTAAGTCTTTTTTTATGTCTACCAGGTCTTTTTTTTCTTGTTGAACCCTTGTATGTATTTACACCAAATAGTGGCTTTTTCTTACCCATTTTCTTGAGATCTATCTATCTGTGCATAACTAACAATACCTTGTATCTCATCAGCTGTGCCAGCTGTCATTTTAAGAACATCACTCTCTTCTAATACTAATGTTTCTTGAATTATATTTTCAACTGTGTTTGCTGCTATGGCTTTTCGCCAAATAGAAAAAGTAGCAGTTGCGGAACTATCAGTAACTTGAACAGATAAATTTACTGGACCTGAAGATGAATTATCAACTTGTATTTGTTTTACCAAACATCTTGCTCCAGAGGGTGATGTCAAAATACTTGTAGTATTTGTACTTGTTAAATTTATTCCAGCGTTTTTATATTGAATTGTCATGATAAGAAATAATTAAATGCATCCTGTTCATTTTTTAACTCTTGTTGATATGAGGTATTTAACTTATCTTTAATAGTTTGTAAAGATTGTGCTATTTGTCTTTGGTTGTCCTCCATGTAAGTGGGTGTAGGCTCTGGTATTTGAACATCAATTCTAGCCATTATCTCATTCCGTCAGGTTGCACATCTGCTCTGAAGGTGCCATACCTCCAACTTTGATCAGTTGAAGTATTTGCAACTTTTATACTAGCAAATCTTGATCTTGCTCTTGTATCAACTTTATCTGTTGAGCTATTTATTGTAAAAGGTCCAAGAGGTGAAGATGTTGCGGTGTCCGTTGGAAACTTTCTCAGATTAATAGTAACTTGTGCATCACCCGTAAGTAATTTAAAATCAGGTATAAATCTTCTTATACTCATAAAAAATTGACCATCACCATCTTGAGATAAATCAAACTCTCCTGATTGAATAAAAGCAGGTATGGCAGTCTTTGCTCCAGTAGAATCTACTTGATTGTTACCAATTTCGTGAGCGTAATAAGTTGATGCACCGTTTGCGCTCGTAACTCCTTGAATTGTTGGAAATGTTGGAGTGGCTGTCCCTGAAAATTCAGTGGCATATGGATTGTCATATAACGTTGCATCGTACCAAGTAGTTCTTGAAAGTGATCCAGTCGTCCAAGTTTGCTCTGTATAATTATAGGTTACTACTCTATCTATTAATGTAGAACCTGACTTAGGATAAAACCAACTTATCTCTTTATAGAGATGATTTAATCCAGCATAAATTTGTTCTCCGTTATCATAACTAATACCTAAATTGTCCCCTTTATCTGTAAAGACAAAGTCTTCAACTAAACATGGTAGTGACTTAAC